GGCTTTTCCCTCCAAGAGTAGTTTTTAAAGTCGGAGGAATCCAAAATGGCAATAATTAAAGAGGAAAAGGAGCTGATTGCGAAAATTGAGGAGAGATTAAGAGAAATAGGCACTTTTCGGCCTGAATTTACAGAAACCATCAAAAGAACAGCTTCCCTCTATATTTTGCATGAAAAAATAAAAAAACAGTTCAAAAAAGAGGGGGAGAAGGCGGTGGTGGAATATACGACCAAGACAGGCGCAACAAACATGGTGAAAAATCCATATATGAGCGCCCTGAATGACATAGCCGGTCAGCTTCTGGCCCATGAAAAAGAACTGGGGCTCACTCCTGCGGCCCTCAAAAAGATCAATGAAAGCTCTCTAAACCGAACACGAAAGAACTCGGTGCTGGGAGAGGCGCTGAAACAGTTGTCGTGAAACTGAAGGGGAAATACGCCAAGGAGGTTTCGGCGTATGTGGAAGACGTAACGTCCGGCAAGATCATAGCAGGAGAGGATCGAATACTTGGCTGCCAGCGCTTCCTCGATATGCTGGAAAGCGGAGAGTATGACATAAAGGCCAAGGATGCCGACTTCGTGATCGGCATCATCGAAATGACATTCAAGCACCGGCAGGGCGAGAACCTGAAAGGCGAAAGCATGAGAGGGAAACCCTTTCTGCTGGAGCCGTGGGAGAAGTTCTGTGTTTACGGAATGCTGGTGTTCTACAAGAAGGGTACGAATGAGCGCGTCGTAAAGGAAGCGCTCATTTTTATTCCCAGGAAAAACTCCAAGACGCTGTTTGCCGCCGCGCTAGGGTATGCCATCGGGCTTTTGGAACGGCGCTCCGGTGCGAAGGTGTACGTGGTGGGAGCCGCATTGAAGCAGGCCATGGAGACCTTTGACAACTGGACATTCAATATCACCCGATCATTGTACGGGAGCAAAAGGGAGGCGCAGGACGACGGCTGGCGGATACTCGACAACAACATGGAGCGCTCCATCAGCCATGAGGACATCGGCGGCGGCTCCATCAGTCTGAATGCATTGGCATCCAACCCGGACGCACAAGACAGTTTCAATTGCAACATCGTCATTGCCGACGAGATCCACGCCTACCGATCGCCGAAGCAGTATAACATCCTGAAAGAGGCAACCAAGGCATACACGAACAAGCTGGTTATTGGGATCACCACGGCGGGAGACGACGGCACGGGTTTCTGTGCCCAGCGGGTGGAGTATTGCCGGAAGGTACTCAACGGCACCGTCAAGGATGACGCTTATTTTATATTCCTATGCCAGGCCGACCAGCGGGAGGACGGATCCGTGGATTATACAGACCCGATCCAGCACCAGAAGGCAAACCCAAACTATGGTGTAACGATCCGGCCAGCGGATATTATGAATGACGCCATGCAGGCCCAGAATGACCCGCAGCAGCGCAAGGACTTCCTTGCGAAATCGCTCAACATTTTCACGGCCAAGATGAACGCCTATTTTTCCATCGAGGAGTTCCGGGCAAGTGACAGCAAGTATAATTGGACAATCCAAGAGCTGGCCCGGCTGCCTATTCGATGGTACGGTGGAGCGGATTTATCTAAGCTCCACGACCTCACGGCGGCGGCGCTATATGGAACCTACAAGGACGTGGACATCATCATCCCACACGCATGGTTCCCGATTGTGGCAGCGCACCGCAAGGCGGACGAGGACAACATCCCGCTGTTTGGCTGGCAGGATGATGGATGGCTGGATATGAGCAACAATCCGACCGTCAACCACGCGGAGGTGGTGGAGTGGTTTAAAAAGAAGCGGAACGAGGGCTTCAAGATTGTTGAGGTCGGCCACGACCGTAAATTCTGCCGGGAATACTTCTTGGGAATGAAAGCGGCACGCTTTAAGGTCATCGACCAGCCGCAGTATTTCTACAAAAAAAGCGAGGGATTCCGGCGGATCGAACAGAAGGCGAAGGACGGGAAACTCTATTATCTCCATGCGGAGCCGTTAGAATACTGTGTTCAGAACATCCGCGCCATAGAGAAAACGGACGATATGATCCAGTATGAAAAGGTCATGCCAACTCTGCGCATCGACGTGTTCGACGCCGCTGTGTTTGCGTGCATCCGTATGCTGGAAAGCCTGGAACGGTCCAGAAAAGCAAAACAATGGTTGGAGGATTAAAACATTGAATTGGTTCAAGCGGAAGGCCCGGGCGCCCACCAATGTCCGGGGAAGCGTCGGCTGGCTTTGCAGCCCGGAGGCGTGGCACATTCTGGCGGGATACACAAAGCTATCCGATAACCCGGAGATCCAGACGGCGATCCAGCGGGTGGCAGATCTGGTGTCCTCCATGACCATCCATCTGATGGAGAATACCAAGGACGGGGACAAGCGGATCAAGAATGAGCTTTCCCGGAAGATCGATATTGACCCGTGCAAATATACCACACGGAAAGCATGGGTAGAGAAGATCGTCAAGGACATGCTCCTCGGTGGAAACGCCTACGTCCTGCCTCACTATAGCGGTACGCTGCTGGATGATCTGGAACCGCTTCCGGCGGATGCCGTTGGAATCGTAACAGCCCCGGGAGGGTACGGGTATTCCCTCACCGTCCGAGGGGTTCCGATGGCGCATGACGAGGTACTTCATTTCGTCTATAATCCGGATCCCAGAACGCCGTGGATCGGGCAGGGTACGCGGGTGCTGCTCAAGGATGTGGCGAAGCAGCTGACGCAGGCGAGGAAAACCAGCCTGTCGCTAATGGAAAACCCTGCGCCGTCGCTGGTTGTGAAGGTTGACGGACTGACAGAGGAGTTTGCTTCCACAGAGGGGCGGGAAACGCTGGCAAAGCAGTATTATGACAGTACGGAAGCGGGGAGGCCGTGGTTTATACCTGCGGAGGCGTTTTCTGTGGAACAGGTGAAGCCCCTGAACCTCACGGATTTGGCGATCATTGACAGTATCAATATGGACAAGCGGACGGCAGCGTCGATCATCGGTGTCCCGCCATTTGTTGTGGGCACCGGGGAATTTGATGCGGAGGAGTACAACAACTTCATCCGGTTGGTTGTGCTACCGATAGCGCGATCCATCGAACAGACGTTGACGCGGGGTCTGTTGCTCTCTCCGAACTGGTATTTCCGGTTCAATCCGCGCTCGCTGTATGCGTACTCCATCACGGAACTGGCCGAAGTGAACTGCAACATGGTTGACCGTGCGATCATCGACAGAAACGAGGCAAGGGATGCGCTGGGATACACCCCGAGGGAAGGACTCTCCGAGCTGGCCATACTGGAGAACTACATCCCCTATTCCAAGATCGGGGAGCAGAAAAAATTGAAAGGAGGTGACGGGAATGGAACGCAGAAGCAGCAAAACGAGTGAATTTCGGGCGGCGGAGGGCGAAAAGAAGAAGATCGAAGCTTATTTCGCCGTATTCGGGGACGTCTATGAGGTATTCTCCGGCATGACGGAAAGCATCGATCCTCACGCTTTCGACGATGCCCTGAACGATGATATCCGATGCTTGATCGACCATGACACCGCAAAGGTCTTGGGCCGCACAAAGGCAGGGACTTTTTCTTTGTCAGTAGACAATTACGGGCTCAAGGGCGTGGTGGACATCAACCCGGACGACCAGGAAGCGTTGAACCTATACGCCCGCGTGCAGCGCGGGGACGTGAGCCAATGCTCCTTTGGCTTCGACATCCTGGACGAAGAGATGGAAGCCAGGGGAGACGGGAGCATTCATTGGACGATCAAGAAGGTTAAGCTCTATGAGGGATCCATTGTGACCTTCCCGGCCTATGAGAAAACGGAGGCACTGGCACGGTCCGCCAGGGGGAAACAGGCCTTTGAGGTCTGGAAAAATCGAATGAAAGCGAGGATTACCAATGGCACTAAGACAACTGCTTAAACGTTCGAAGCTCGACGCTGCACAGGCGGAGGCGGCCCAGCACAAGGAGGGCCGGGAGAATCTTAACGAGCGCAAGGAAGAGCTGGCCACCCGCGAGGCGAAAGCAATCGCCGCGCTGGAAGAATTGACGCCAGAGTCCACACAGGAAGAGCGTGCTGTGGTTGAGGCGGAGGTTGCTGCCATCGAAACAGAACGGGAAGCGCTGGCGGAGGATGAGGCCGCCTTTGAAGAAGAGCAGGCCCGACTAGATCAAATTGTGGCAAACTTGGAAAAGGAGATCGCCGACATGGACGAACGCAGCAAGCCGCCCGCGCCGGAGCAAAAAACTGAAAAAAGGGAGGAAAAAAGAACCATGGAAACGAGGAAGTTTTTCGGAATGACCTATGAGCAGCGGGATAAGTTCTTTGCCCGGGAGGATGTGAAGGACTTCCTGCAGCGGGTGAGAGCCCTGGGAGGTGAGAAGCGAGCCGTAACCGGTGCGGAGCTGCTGATCCCCGAGGTAATGCTGGGTATTATCAGGGAGAGAGCGGAAGAAGCGTCCAAACTGTACAAACACATAGATGTTCGCAACGTCAGCGGTAAAGCGAGGGTTAGGATCGCCGGTTCTACCCCGGAAGCCGTGTGGACGGAGATGTGCGGAACCCTGAACGAGCTGGAGATCGGGTTCAATATCGCAGAGGTCGATGGGTACAAGGTCGGCGGGTTTGTGTCCGTGTGCAACGCGATCCTGGAGGATTCCGACATCTCCCTCGCTACGGAGATCATCACCATGCTGGGCCGTGCGATTGGCCTTGCGCTGGATAAGGCGATCCTTTACGGAACCGGGACGAAGATGCCGCTGGGCATCTTGCCGCGACTCGCGCAGACATCCAATCCGGGAACGGCCCCGGAAGGTGCGCGGCCCTGGGTAAATCTCAGCACGAGCAACATTAAGCCTATAACGGCTAGTGGCGGTCTGGATTTGTTCAAGGAACTGATCACCGCGAGCGGCGCCGCAAAGGGTAAGTACAGCGCGGGCGGCAAGTTCTGGGCCATGAACGAAGCGACTCATGTGAGATTGATTGCGGAATCTTTGTCGATAAACGCTGTGGGCGCAATCACGGCTGGCGTGAACGGGACTATGCCGGTTATCGGAGGGGCAATTGAAGAACTGGAATTTATTCCCGACGGCGTGATCTTCGGTGGTTATGGTGACAAGTATCTCCTCGCGGAGCGTGCGGGGACGCAAATCGCCCAGAGCGATCATTATCGCTTTGTTGAAGACCTCACGGTATTCAAGGGGACGGCACGATACGATGGGCAGCCGGTGATCCCGGAGGCGTTTATTGTAATCGGACTGGACGGAACCACGCCTTCGCCGACGGCGGTCACTTTCAAGCCGGATGAAGCGAATGCCGAGATCACTTACGCGGCGATACCGACCACTCGCGGGGCGCGGGCCAAGGAGTAAACATGGGAGGTGACGGGCATGTATAACGCAGATATAGCCTATGCGCTCTTACAGGCGCGGATGGACCGGGGCGGCATGCCCGTCCCGGAAACCCTGGCCGAATACTGGAAAACGCGGATGGAGGCCGCTGCGCAGGAATTGGAGCAGATGGGCATTCATCTGAAGGACAATGCC